AAACCTTGTGTTAGGTCAAAATTTAAAAGTCCGAGCCCCCGATTTATTGATAATTGATTTGCGACCAAGTATAGAAAGGGAACATTTGCGGCTGAATGTGTAGCCCTGGGACTAAGTCCAGATATTTGTTGTGAAACGATTCTGTAATCAGCGTAACCAGACCCACCGTCATTTTGTCCAGTGAGCACCGGAACGCCATCAGGACCTGACGTTGGAATTAACGTATCTTCCCACCCTTCCAAGAATCTCACTTGGTCATCAGCCCCAAAATAGGGAGTAGGTAATGAGTTTGGTCCTCCTGTTGTTGTTGGTTCTGATGGTCCTTGTGGTCCTGTTCCTCCTGTTCCTCCTGTTCCTCCTGTTCCTCCGAGTGGTGTTGTTGGTCCTTGTTGTCCTTGAGCTCCTCCTGCTCCTTGAGGTGGAAAAAAATGATTAATTGTCTCTTGTGGCATTTCGGTATTGCAATTTGGGCATCTGGGCGGTGGTCTTAATGAAGTCCTGACCCCGTCCCTATATACAGTCCTCGTTTCAATCCATTTACGGATTCCTCTATCCAGAGAGTCCCAGGGAAAGTTTCTATCTGGCCTACATGATATTAAAAACTGAGATTTACATTCTCTACAAACCCAAACTTCGTCATCCTCCTCAAACTCATCTTGGCAGAAAATATCATTACCATCGCCATTAGTCCTGGGTCTACAAGTGGGTTCGTTCGAATAAAGCCCTGCTCCGTCATCCAGAAGAACAGGGACATTAGCTATACCTGTAAGAGGGTTTGGTCGATTACCAGTAGTACACGGTCCAGTTGCACCACTTTCACCGCCACTACCACTTCCTCCTGTTCCTCCGGGTGGTGTTGTTGGTACTGGTGGTGGTGGTGTTGTTGGTTCTGTTCCTGTTGGTGTATCTGTTGGTGTATCTGTTCCTGTTGGTGTTAATCCACTTGCTCCTGGTGTTAATCCACTTGCTCCTGGTGTTAATCCACTTCCATCATTTGGTCCTCCATTTGGTCCTGGTGGTCTCGAACAAATATTTTCTCCAGCACCATTTAGTAAACATTCCAACCCATCATCGCATTGAACACTATTCAAACACTGTCCCCCCTCGACAACAGTTTGCAACATTTGGAGAAAATTTCCTATTATAGGATTATTAGAAGAACCCACCGATGGAGTAGTAAATCTATTTCGAAGTATATCCGTAATCTGATCATTATTATATGGTACACGGTTTATTAATTCCGCAAGAAATAATCTCTTATTAATATCTCTTAATTTTCTTGCTACTTCGCTTATATGAAGAATTGTTGTATATTCATTATTATTTATTGAGCCTACAGGAGTGTATTCGAAATTAGTAGACATAACATTAAACGCACTAAGACTATGGCTATGCTTTATAAATTGTTCATTTAACTCTACATCAACACCGGTTTCTTCATGGTTTTGTTGAGATACACCAATAACAGAGTTTATATAATTTTTGAAATTTGTTTTAATTTCTTCATAATTAATTTCATCTCCGTTGTCTGATTCTGTGTCATCGTCTCCATCTTCATTAAACAAATTACGCATTTCTGCACCTGTTTCTTGTTGTGTTACTTCTTGTGTTACTTCTTGTGATTTCAAACTAACAAGAACAATAATAGGAGTAGTAGCGACCCCAGAGTCTGGATCTATTTTATTCATAATTGTTAAATATCGTTTCTTTTCCATATCTCTAATCGCGTTTATTTGTCTATCATTGAACTCCTCTTGTATATATTGATTAGTATTATCAGGAAGTTGATTAGCTATAACATCATCCTCAACAGCATCATCGCGTGAACATAATGACCCGATACAACCTCCGCCGCCACTTTGACTCCTTCTTTTCCTATGCTTAACACGGTGGAGTTTAGAATATTTTTTTTTTATTTTCTTACCACCATATAATTTCATGGTTCGTTTTCTCAAATTTAATGGTTTTCTTTTAGCTCGAGTTTTTCCACCTTTTCTTTTTCGATATTTTTTTTTATTACGTTGTTTCCTTTGTTTTCTACTTTGTTTCTTGGTTTTTTTTATTCTATATAACTTTTTTCTAGATAATAACATTTGTATATAAATAAAAGTAGATTTTTTTATTATAAAGTTAATATAATAATGACGGGTTGTAAATTAACTACTGCTCCTATAAATTTAGTAAAAGGGGGAAAATACCAGGATTGTACTGAAAAATGCAAATTAATATATAAATATGGATTATCAAATTGTACAGTGGAGAACAAAGGAACATATTTAGATATAGAATGTGCTTCAGCACCTAATGTGATAAATTATGGGGGATCAGATTTAACAGTATCGAGCGTCAGGCTGTATTTAAAATCTCTAAATACATATGATGGTTTTAATGCTGATGGCGAATTAATAATAACACATACGGCAGGAGGTGGAAAAAATGTGTATATTTGTATTCCAATAGTTAATAATGAAAAATCAGGAACTTCTTCTAAATGGTTTAGCAAAATTATCCCATTTTCGCCTACAAAAAAAAATACAAGCATACCAATAAATGTGAATAACTTTACTTTAAATGATGTAATTCCACAGTCAGCTTTTTATATATTTGATGGTGGTACATTTTCTTGGGGATGTAATAATAAAGATGAAATGATTATTTTTCATAAAGATCAAGCAATAAATATGAAAAATCGAGAATTTAAAACATTAGCAAGTTTAATAAAAAGCGAATCGATGGTTAAAATTACTCCTAAAGCAGATGAAATGAATATTAATAAAAAAGGAACAAGTAATGGACCAGGAGAATCACCAGATGCTGAGGGAAAATCTTTAACATGTGTTCCCGTTGAAGAGGGAGAAGGCAATAGTTTATTTGATATGATGGTTCCTAGTACTAAAGGGTTAGGCAGCGTTGATAACTCTACGGGTTTGTATTATTTAATGGTATATCTTTGGCCAATTTTAGGGGGAATAGTAGGAATAATAATTATTTGTATATTAGGATACATTATACGAAAAAGTACAAATAGAGGAAATAATGTTGGTGGACCAGCTCGATCAGGAAGTGGTTGATAAACAATAAGAATATTTCAAAAAAGTTTCATTAGAGATTATTTGGAGAGAAAAATAAATAAACTTGATAACGTGTTAATAATACATTTTAGAATGATAATATAAAATTGTATAATTTATATTATTAAAATTAATAAATCAGGTATAATAAAATAAATTTCTCTCCAAATAATCTTAAATAAAAAAATTATTAGAATAAAATTTTAACATTTGTTGGCATTATGAGTATCTCCTAAGACGGGTTTAAATTCGGGTTCAGAATAATCGACTTGATTATTCATAGGAAGCATTTTTGCTATAACCTCTTCTTCAACAGTTAAAGGAAATTGGTTCATAGCATTTAACACCGATTTTTTCTTGGCCTCACTTGGCAAATAATCCCGTTCTGCTTGTGTTCCTGTTGTATCAGCTGAACGTTGAATTAAAACATAAGCGGCAACCAATCCAATAACTCCTAATAAAGTATTCATAGATAACAAGCACAAGGAGAGAGCAGCGACAGAAATTTTACCAATAGGATTATCTATCATATCGGCAAGAGCTTGGGGAACATGAATATCAAAAACAATAAAAACAGATAGCAAGATAGTTAATACTAAATAGTGATTATTTTTCATGACGGATTTAAACATATTTTCCATATATCATAATAGTATATTTTTTCTTAGCCAAAATTGAAAAAAAACAATCTAAATAAAGAAGAATACACTATATATTATGGAAGAAGAAGATGAACCGACTACATATTTGGGTTATAAAGGATATTCAATTAAAAAAAAATATTTTAGCGTTGAAGAACAAAGATTATTAAGGAAAGAATTAATGGTAAAGGCATTTGTTCCTAAAAGTTCACCAGTACAACCGGAACCCTTTCCAGTTTATAGAGAATCAAATAAAAAGATTTATATTCCACGTTATTATGGAACTGAAATGTATGGTCCTCCTGACGCATTTGAAATAGATGATGGAGACGAAATTTCATTAAAATTCAAAGGTTCTTTACGAGATAAGCAAAAACCAGTAGTAGAGAAATATTTAAAGCGTGTTAATGATAGTGGAGGAGGCGGTGGGTGTTTAGCATTACATACTGGTTTTGGAAAAACGTGTTTAGCGTTGTATATAGTGGCTGCATTGAAAAAGAAAACAATTATAATAGTTCATAAAGAATTCTTGTTAAGACAATGGGTTGAACGAATCGAGCAATTTTTACCAGAAGCAAAAGTGGGAAGAATTCAAGCAAAAACAATAGATGTGGAGAATAAGGATATTGTAATTTGTATGTTACAAAGTTTAAGTATGAAGGAATATAATAAAGAATTATTCAAGGGATATGGATTAACAATAGTAGATGAGTGTCATCATATAAGTGCTGAAGTATTTAGTAGAGCATTCTTTAAAATTGTAACAAAATATACACTTGGTTTATCAGCAACTATCAAACGAAAGGATGGTTTAACCAAAATTATTAAGTGGTTTTTAGGAGACATAGTATGTAAAGTGGAAAGAAAAGGGGAAGATAATGTGTTGGTAAAGGCCATAACGTATAAAATAGATGATGAAAAATTCAATAAAATAGAATTAAATTTCCGTGGCCAGGTGAATTATACCGGAATGATAAAGAAGATTTGTGAATTTAATAGACGAACTGAATTTATAATAAAGGTAATAAAAGATACATTAGCTGAAAACAAAGACCAACAAATTATGATTTTAGGACATCAAAAGAAACAATTAGCATATATTTATGAAGCAATTAAACATCGAGTAATAGCAACAGTAGGTTATTATATAGGGGGAATGAAAGAGCAAGATTTAAAAATAAGTGAAGGGAAGAAGGTAATAGTTGCTACATATGCTATGGCGGAAGAAGGATTAGATATTAAAACATTAACAACACTTGTAATGTCTACCCCAAAGGTAGATGTTACTCAATCGGTGGGGCGTATTTTACGACAAAAACATAAACAAGCATTAGTAATAGATATTGTAGACACACATTCGTTGTTTCAAAGACATTATTCTAAACGGAGGGCATTTTACAAGAAACAAAAGTTTAAATTAATAGAGAGCGACATTTATAAATATGAAAATAATTTGTGGGAAACAATTTATGATCCAAAAAAAAACATAGATAAAAAAGTAAGAAAGAAAAAGAAAAAGGAAGAAGTAAATATGTTTCAAGGTATATGTTTGAGTAAAAGATAATAATATACAGGATGAAATTTATAAGTAATTAAATATATTTTTTAATATAAAATTTATATTTAACAATTCATTTGACGATTAATTCCGACAGGTCCAGTAGCCCAAGGCATAGGTCCTTTGGTATTTGGTCCAGAATAACTTGGTGTATTAGGAACATTACTTCCATATTGTTGATAGCGACCACCTTTCATTCTTTTACGAGTTCTGCGTCTGCGATTCTTGCGAGATTTAGACTTTCTATTTGATTTTCTACGAGATTTTCTACGGGATTTTTTAGATTTTCTACGTGATTTTCTTCGTTTTCGTTTTCTTCTACCTCCTTTTGTATGTTTTCTTGATTTTCTTGATTTATTCTTTCTACGTCTTTTCTTTTTACCACCACACATATTTGTCTTGTGTTGAACGGTAATAGGAGCATAACTTCCTCTTAATTCTCCAGCATAAGCGGCGCCTGCTTTAGTATAACCATAATTTTGCCCAACAGTATCCGCATCATAATCATGAGCACCACCTTTTTGTGAATTACAATTACTATAATGACTATCGGCAGAAGGTCTCGATTTTCCTAAACCAGCTTGGACATCAGCATTCATCGAATTATTTGTAACACCATAGGGGTTACCACCAGACATAAATTTTTTACTGGAACAAGTAACACCATCTGTCGAAGAAGTTTTATTAGCTATAAATTGATCGTTATTATTATTTGCTAGCATATATAATTAGTTGTTATTTTTTTTATAAAATAAAATTTCTCTTTTTTGAGAAACATTTTGATTAACGGTTTCGATGGGTTGCCATAATTTATATTTGGGTAAATACAAACATTTCATAACATATTTTTTATCTAAATCTACAAATTTATCTAAACTAACATTTTCAAATTCATCTTCATCATCACTTTCTTCTAACGCATCCAAATTAATATTTTCTTTAATGTTTCTAAATAATGAATTCATCATAACACTAGATTTATAATCAGGGATAAACGCAACAGAAAATTTCTCATATATTTTATCATTCAATACATATAAATCATAAATATCATTAATAATTGTAGGTTTAACTAAGAAATATTTATATATTTGTTTATTAATTTTAATTAATTCATTTAAAAAGGGTTTATTATTATAAAGTAATCTATATTGAATACTAAATACATCATAATATAAATTATTAATCTTTTGGGTAATATTATAATAGTTTGTATCAATAATTGGTAACCCTAATAATATAGAGTTATTATTGTAATAAGACTGTCTTATATAAGATTTCATCAAATTGTGCATTTCTTTAATAATAATATAATTATTAGAATAAGCCATATTAATACCTTTCAAGTAATATATATTTTCAATATTGAAACAGCGTTTTTTATTAACAAAAAACATTGTTCCATATAATATTGTTCCTTTATGGCTACATAAAATTTTATCGAATGGAAATTGATAATGAATAATATTTTCAATGCATTTATTGCGTCTATTTATTTCAAGAAAAAAACACATCGGAATATTTTTGTAGAGTTTAAACCAAGCAAAGTATTTTTTACCCTTGGGTATAGTCAAATAAATATCACTTTGAACTTTTTTATGTAATTTTTTTTCATAAGAAAGTTCGAAATTAGGAAAATCTTCTAAAATTTGATTTAATTGGTGGTCTGTGAATTTCATTTTATAAATATATTTACATATCTCTAAATAGTTTAATAATTACTATAAGCACCAATAGATGTGGACGGTTGAAACCTATTATTATCGTCATATTGTCTTTCCTTTTTTATATTTTTTTTACTCAATCCTTGTATAAAATTTTTTAATTCATGTTTCATAGCCTTATTTTCTTGTTTGGGTTTATTTATAGAACTATATATCTTTTTATATTGTTCGGTAGGTTTTTTTACTAAATCTTTCGTCTTGGGAACGGTAAGGTTATTTTTGAAAAATATGTAAATATAATGTACAGTTACGATTAAAACTACTGATATAATTATTTGTTGAACAATCCATAATAACATATATATATGTTAAACATTAAGTGTCTTTAAAATTAAACTTACGTCATTGTTTAAAAAAACGTTATTTTGTTTAATTTTATTCTTTGTTTGAAAGTAAAAATCCCGACATCTATTATTAAAAAACTCCAACACAAATTTATTATTAGATTCTGGAATATCAAAGCATATATATTCTATATGTATATCATTTGATTCAAATGGTATATATTCAGTATCTCCTAATTTTTTATCAAATTGATTACTTACTATTAGTGTATTTTTATCTATAAAATTTTCGAAAATCATTTCATTTTGTATAATTGTAACAAATTTACTAATTGTATTATCTTTAATTTCATAAAATCCATCAGGTCCACAAACAAATTTTTTATTATATATGTTATGTGAAAAGTTGTTCTTTAATTTAGACACATTTTCACTATTTATTTTTCTAGTACTTATTTCGGGAATATAACACTTACTCATTTAAATAATATATTCGAGAAACTATTTAAACCGATTTATTTATTGATTATCATAAATGGTAAAAGTAGTGATTATTGATAAGAATAGCAATAAAAAAGAGTCATCGTTAAAGCAAGATAGGGCAGAATTTTATAAAAAATGTAATTATAGAAATAATAAAAATTTTGATATGAGACATACCTGGGAATTTAAGGAAGGGGGTGAAACATATTACATTACTGTATTTGCAAAAGACAACGGTAGAGCAGGTAGTGAAAATAAATATGACTTGCCTCCACCACTAGATAGTAATTTATATTATGGAACGTTGATGTTAGTAAAAACATTTAATAAGAATTCATTTGAAAAGGACAATTTAGATGATTTATTATTATCAGATTGGGAAAAATGTTATGAAAAATTATTTGGAGGATTTGAAAGTTTAGGTGAAGAAGACAGTGAAGAACCGGATGAATTGGATGATATTTCAGATAGTGAAAAAACAAAGGAAGGTTATCATAAAGACGGATTTGTAGTAGGGGACGATGAAGAAGATGACGATGATTATATTCCTGAAGACGATGGCGACGAAGAAACCGAAGCAGAAGATACAGAAGAGACAGATGAAGAAGTAATGGGTAAGGATAGTGAAATAGATGATGAAGAGGAAGAGGAAGAGGAAGATGAAGACGAGTATGATACAGAAGATGAAGAGGTAGAAATTTTGGATTCAGAATTATCGGAAGAAAGTTATATCAGTGATGAAGATTGATAAAATTGAAAACGACTTAAACATTTAAATAGTGTATTATTAATCATGAAAGTAGAAGACCCATCGACATTTCGAAAGAATTTAGTAGTAAAATTAAACAATATAATAAAAAATGATAAATTATCATTCAATGTTGAAAAAGGTATATTCAATTATACCATTAAAACTTGTAAAGAAAGAAATATAGTTAGAAAATGAGAAAATAAGTATTTTATTCAAATCTATATAGACAGATTTAAAAGCATTTATATGAATATAAATCCTAAATCAACAGCAGGTAGTAGAAAATTATTAAATAAAATTAAGAAAAAAAAAATAAAAGCAAGAGAATTAGCATTTATGAACCACCAAGAATTAAATCCTAAAATGTGGAAAGAATTAATTGAAGCAAAAATTAAAAGGGATAAAAATTTAACAGAAATTGATATGTCTGCTGCGACCGATGAGTTTCATTGTAGTAAATGTAAAAAAAATTTATGTACATACTATCAGCTACAAACAAGATCAGCAGATGAACCAATGACGACATTTGTAACTTGTTTAAGTTGTGGAAATAATTGGAAATTCTAAAAAAAAATAAATATCATTATAAAATATTTATTTTTTATATAATGAGTGTTACTAACGTGAGTATAATAAATAAAGCTCTATCAAATAATATAGAATTTTCTATTTCTACTTCTACTTCTACTTCTACTTCTACTTCTAGTCAAAACGCAAAATTATATAGACATAGAAAACAAAAGGGGGGTTTTGATATTAGTGGAACATTATTATCGGGTTTAATTATAGACAATGATAAAATTACGTACAGCGATTACGATATTAGTATGAATCATAATTACAAATACCAAATAGTATTTGAAAATATTTATAATGTATATAGTTATTCATTTGAGGGACATATACAAAACGGAACAATAGATTATAAATATGAGGATGATAGATTTTCATTAACTTGGGATAATCCCCATAATGAAGATAATTTAGACAATAATACAAATTATATTTATGATATTTTTATTAAAGCAAATCCGATACCAAATTCTTGGCCAATTGATGGTATAGTTCATTTTCAAACTCAACCCCCAACGGTTGGAAATAGAGTTAATGTCGGTGTATCATATAATATAAAATCAGATGATACACCAGATATTTCGGATGAATCAAGAATTTTTGTGAAAGATACAAAGTATTCATTTTATATATCACCAAGATATTCCCTACCCAACCAACCTAATAATTTCACACAAGGTTATAGTAAAATAAGATTACCGAGGTATATAGGAAGATATAATCTGTCTCCACCTATTATAACTAATTTTAAAGAAAGCTCTCCATATAATAATAATAAAATATCATTTTCGTGGGATAATATAGTACACTACAATTTTCTTACTTATGGAGTAATGTTGAGAAAACAAGACAACGACACATATAATTTGGTGGAAGGTTTTCCAGAAAATACAACGAATAATAGTTATACATTAGATAATAGTAATTTTAATTATATTCCTGGTGATTATAGTATTGATATTTCAGCTAATTTTTCATCATATATTCATACAAAAAGTGAAACTTTATATTTTAATATACCTGTAACACCAATAGATTTAACAGTAATTTTAGAGAATGAAAATATAAAGTTAAATTGGACCAACATTAAATACGCAAAATACTATAAAATAACAGTTAAAAGAATAAATAAAGACGGAAATCTGGAGAGTGAATTGTATTTTTATACTGATAATAACAGTGAAAATTTTCCTATAGATTCAACTGATCAAGTACAATTAAAATTTTCAGTATCATACAGTGAAGAAGGTACACTTCCTAGCAACGACACCAGTTGGCCATATGGTCAAAGTGTCCAACAGTACAGTAATGATATAGGGTCTCCCATATTATCAACAGGGGGGTATGTATTTGTGAGGACCACGGGGGTGAACGTTGAATATATAAATATATAGCTAATATATATATATTTAATATGAGCGAAGGTGAAAGTAATGAATCAACTATAACAATAGGATATGATACAATTTCTAGTTTAAATGGAAATGTAAAAAAAAAATCAAATAATAATTATTATTTATATTTAACTTGGAATAATGTATTAAATCCGTCACCTGGAAATATAACTATAAAATATATCATTTCCTATTTTGATAAAGTTTATGAAACTACAAATAATTATTTTGATGTTCCAATTAATTATGGAACTCAAGAAATAGACAAAAGAACAGGAAGAGTAACAACAATACTACAGTGTGTATATATTGAAACAAGATTTGTTTATGATGGCGGATATTATTCGAATAATAATAATAATAAGTTTTGTTTCTGTCCTCCTGTGGATCCAAAATGCAGAAAACGCGGAACAACAAAAAATATGGCTGATAAAAAACAAGTAGGTTCAACAAAAATGAGATATGCTAGTGCTATTAAAAATAAAAATGGCGCTACAGGATTTAACGGTTTTTCGGGAAATAATTGTAGAACTGTGAAACAATGGAATTCATTAAATCTATTTTCGAACTCAAAGGAATGTTATACTAAAAAATAATAAGATTTTGATATTTATCGATGAAATATAATATAAAATAATATATATTATATTTAAATGGCAACACCATTAAGCAACGTCCCTAAATTTACTATAAAAAATGGAAATAATACACAACATCCAGTAGGACCTAATTGTTATAATAAATGGAGAAAAATGTGTAAAAATGTAGATAAAATTACACTTGGAACTTCAAACACACAATTACCATGGATGTCTCTTTATAAAACTCATAAAGATTTATTAAAAATTGATTTAGTAACTACAGTGGGATATGAACTAAATAATAATAATATTGGCCCCGCACAATTTATGAGAGGATTTCCATTAATGTTACAAGGTCCAGATAGCCAATTTAATGACTCAGGTAATATTTTACCTGACCACTGGGAATATAATTGGCCTTTTTATAAAAATAATGTAGAAAAATTTACAGAAAACTTAACCGCGAATAATGTTCCTAATTGGTTAAATAATGCTAATGGAAATTCTCAAGTAATAACAGATTTTAAAAATGATACTAGAAGAAATTTATTAATATTGGATTTATCAGAATATTATTTACATAACAATACCGACCAACATATTATTGGCCACGAGGATTATGATGAAATAAATAATAGAAAGAGGCCAAATTATTTAGTAATTAGATTAGATACGGCAATAGAAGAAAGTTGTTTTCACAAAGACTGTATACTTGGAAAGGCAAGAGATGATTTAATGGTATTTAATTATGTATATAGTGGATATGTAATTTCACCATATGATTTTATGGCGAATTTTACAACGGATTATTTAAGAAGTGTTAAAGACAATAAACAATATTATATAAATAGAGATAAACCTAATATTTCTCAAACACCAAAAGAAGATATTAAAGATACAATACAATTAATGAATAATAAAGGGAAATGGGAGGACGCTTTTGTTCCTCTTCCGGGACAAAGTAAGTCAATATCAAGGGGTCAAGATAAAATAATTTCACCGTTTCGTTATAATTTCCATTTATTTCCTAGTCAATTAGAAGTTTTCGATTTTTTGAATGAAAATGATCAAAGCATATTAAATGCGGATGTAAGTGATAATCCAATAGGTCCTGCTACAGACGTATACGACATTTCGACAACTTTCAATCAATCAAGGTTTAATACAATAGAATCGACTTTATCGATAGAGTTGGGACCACACAAACCAGTTAATATCGAGTGGAATTACCACATAGAAAATCTAATATGGTGTAGTCTTTCATCTTCTAGGCATACTTTATACGCCAAAAGCAATATATCAAGGCAATTATATATTGGGAATTATTTGAATATAAACGAAGTTGAATATAATGAAGCTGGGACGTACTTGTCGGAAAATGAAATAACAACTGATACATCTGGAAACATAATTTCAGCTCACGAAAATTCAAATTATATGCCTACATTTAAAAAAGCAAGTGGTAGTATAATAAGAGGATTTACTGAATACGACACTATGGTGGGATTAAATGAAGTAAACATGCCCCGCAAAACATTAACACCTTATTATAAAGTAGACCAAAATACAGGGTCTGATTATAATTATGAAAACTATGCGTTTAATTGGAATGATACTAGTAAAAGTTGGTCTACATTAAATAGTACTGGAATAGACCAGTCTACAAATAAAATAAATGTTAGTAATTGTACCGTAGTAGAATATAGAAATTTAGTAGAATTTAAAGATAATATGTCGATACAATACACATTTAATGAAAATAAAAAGACAACATTTGTAACAAGTGTTGATCCTATTAATGACCAATGGAAAGGAGGTATTGTATTAGATAATAATAGTATTAAAGCTTGTAATGTTAACGGAGTTCAATTAATAGATTCAAATTTACGTCTATTAAGCAATGGAAAAAATAAAGAATATTTCAAAGTAGAATGGAGTGGTACAGATTTAAGTGCTAATACACCAAAATATGGTTATTTAATAGATGTTGCTAGTGGTTCTCATGTGTTAGAAGGCGATGATATCAGTTATAATAGAACTAAAATTGGGACTGTAGAAGATACTTTTTTAAAAGGAACACTAGATAAAGATAAATTTAAAATAATAAGTCGCGTTTTTCAAATAAGATTAGATAAACTAAAAGAAGATAAAACATTAGATATTGAAGGAAATAAAACAATAAATTACAATATAGATAGTAATGGAACTGACGTAGCGATATATAGTTATCCTATTAATTATAATGAAACTTGTCCTTTATTTGGTTACTTAAATTTTATTGGTATTAGAAGTACAGAATTATTAGGAAACGCACAAAATTATTTAACCATAAGGAATGTATTTCGACAATTACCACCAAATAAGCCGACCGATTTTCGTATTGAAACTAGACAGCCATATTTTATTATTGATAATGATGCGAATTCATTGAAAGGGTTTAAAAATGCGTACAAATCATCTTCAAAAATAATATATAATTCTAATATATTTTACTCCCGTACAAATTTTTCTTCATCAAGCGTTATGTTATCAACAGCGGACACCGACCCATTAGATGTAGATTATAACTCTATTGATGAGTTTTTATTTAAAAATAAATCTCCAAATATAAATTGGAGAAGTCCATATAGCAACGGACTAGAAATAACTAGCATATCTAATAATAAAATTAATACTGTAAATAATGATAAAGGAATAAAACTAATATTATTTTCAACAAATATTAAATTATACATTACTTCTTTAATAGGTAAATCAAGTACAAATGAGAGAACATTAGATTCTGCTAAAAATATAATTAACAAAAGCATTGAATTAAATAATAATTTAAAAATGGAGTATATTGATTCCGGTAGTATATACCAAAAAAATATTAAATTTAATTTCCTACAGTATAATAATATAAATTTCTGTTGTTCACAGGGAGATTTATTTTTGAGTGATTTTTGGAAATGGTCTCAACCATTAGTAAGTTGCGAAGAACCAGAACTAAGGTACGATGGTCCACCAAATACTTTATTAAATAGAAACTTAAATAAACGTTATAATGTTTATAATTGGGATGATACAGATGATATAACTGTTGATGATACTATTTATAATAATGGAGTTCATAATCCACAATTTGCCTTTGAAAATCAATCTTTAATAAATTTTATAGTAGAATTATCATCTATATCAATTAATTACAGTCATGTTTTAGTAAATACGTGGTCGGGGGCGAAAATCGGAAATAAATTTCAAAGTATAGGATTAAGAAGTTTTTCAGATTCAGCTGGTAATTTTATAACAGACTCAAATCCTGTTTTTAAAATAACAATATTAGGCGGAGACCAAATAACCCCTAAAATAGAAGAAACACCAGCAATATTTGATATTAATGTGAATGCTAAATTTAATTTTGCAACATCAGAAATTCTAGATGATGAAGCCGGAAATTCAAAAGCACCAAGCAAAATTAGTGAAGTAAATGGAGAATTAATTAATTTTACAAATGCACCATTTACAGAGTCTCAAGAGAAAAAAGGGTGGTTTGCTGAAACAGGATTTAATTCTTCTAGAAATGGTATATTTAGAAATGAAGATGGAGATATTAACCCATATAATACAATAGATTTTTCGTCAAATATTATATCACAATCACCGACAAATTTATTATTAACAAATAGTTCTGGAAATCCTATATCTGGTAGATTTTCAATTAAGGAACAAGAATTTCCATTAGAATTGTTATTTTGTTATCCTTATGATATTTCAGAACTATCCGTAATACCTAAACCAGAAGGTTATACTACTATATACTACAATTCAGATGGGGTGAAAGCAGTGGTGAAATTTGCGGATGATTTTAAAGGACATAAAAGATTTTCAAATATATATGCGATATCTTTAACGGGTTCATCTAGTTATGGTAATGAAAATTTTGAAAATAGATTAGTATTTCCAGAAAATATAATAATAAATTGTGTAGAATTACCACCACCGCTTCAAGTAAATAATTCTAATGATATGTTGGATTTTGATAATAATAGTGTTAAAATAGTTTGGAAGGGATATAATTTTACGGAACCAACGAATGATTTTAGAAGTACATATGGAGACACCGGAGATATAATATGGAAAATCGAGAGATTTCAGACACAATTGGGAATTAAAAAAACAATATTCGAGGGAAAACTTATACCGGATCAAGACAATTATAGTTTATCAACATATACATATATTGATAATTCTGTTAGAATATATGATAAATATATTTATACAGTAAGTGGAAAATATGAATATAAATTTAAACGTGTATTTACAAATACAAATAGTAACACTTTGTCCTTAAATTTTGGTAGTTTTAATACAGATGAAATACTAATATGTAAGAATAATAAATTTCAATATGGTCGTTATAATACAACATCTACAAACTTAAAATTATTTCGACCGTTGCTTATAAAAAGGGACGGTGGTCAAGTTGACGAACAAGGAAAGCAAACAGCGGGGGGACTATGTATAGGAAATATTTTTAGTGGGTCTACTAGAATTAGTTCTTCGCAAAATATTTATGCTAATACAACAAATACATTAACAAAAAAACAAACATATGTATTATTGTCTAAACAACAATATAAACCATTTCGTTAAAAAAATTTTATATTTAAAATCTTTTTAACTATTCTAACATATTTAAATCACTTACCTTCCAATATTCACTAACACCATTTGGTAGTGGTCTTTTAATAATAAACGGAATTTTTTTTTGGTTTAATTCCATTAAAGCGATAGTATGTCCGTCTATAATATTTGGTGTAACTTTAACAAATATAGACGAGCCATTATTAATTTGTTTTGCTCTTTGTCCTAAGATTTTTGCCCTTTCAAATTTAGTTAAATATGGGAATGTTTTATGCAATGGATCTATAATAACGCCATTTTTATTTCTTGTAATTTTCGACAGGGAAAGAAGTTCGGCATAATTGATTTGTTTTAGTTCAGGGTGATAGCTTAATAAATAATCTCTTGAAATATCATTTTCTAATTTTTTAAATTCGTCGCCATCATCGCTTTCATCTCCATCATCATCGTCCTCATCATCAGTAATTTCATTTAATTTTTCTTCTTCTTCTTCTTCTTCTTTAATACCATCATCTACCATTTTCTGTTGTTCTACTGATAGTTCAAATTTTAAATTTGTTGAGTTATCGGGTTCATCTATATTTAGTTCTTGGTATGGACCTTCAGGTGATTCAGGATTTACATGTGTTAAATCATCTTCATCAATTTCATATGGAGTATTGTTGTCTTGTCCTTCTTCTACATTCTGTTGTTCAATTATATATTTTCCATTCTCATTAATAGCCTTTACAATATAGATAGGTTGAACTTCTTTATCACTTTTAAAATTTAACATATCAATAACAAGATCTCCTACTTTAAATTTTGATTTTTTATTATCATCTTCATCATTTACTTCAGTATTTATTTTTATAACAGGACTATCTTCTCCTTCTTGGTCTTCCAACTGTTGTTCAACATCAACTTCTTCTAAAACACTACTCATCTTATATTAATATATTAAAAAATATTTAATATATTTTCAATTTTAATTAATTATTTAGTTTGTGTATTCCATACAGTATCACAAACTCCACATAAATAAACAAATTTCATGTTAGCATCGTCGTATCTAATATAAATAATTTCTTTTTCTTGTTCAGGAACTTCTGTTCCGTCTTTTTGCTCTATCATGTGTCGTGATTTACAAGTATCGTTTGGGCAATCTATGGTTGTAATACGAGGTAATGTTGGGTCTAATTTAGTATATTTATTAATAACATCCTTATAATTCATTTGTGTATTAATCTCTGTTTTGCTTACAAATAAGTTATTTAAGTTATTAACTAAAGTTTTATCTTTATTTCCACAATTTCTACAATAGTAAATTAATTTATTCTGATCCTGGTCAAATAGAGTTAAATAATACATGTTACCACATTTTGGACAGAAATGCATAGTTATATATTTCTATTATATTAATATTTATTTAATTCAATTTTGAAACAATAGTTTTGAATGTATCCATTAACATTTTATAATCTGTATTACAATTAAGTCCATAAATAGAAGTACAGAAACTACCATTAAATTCTTTATTATCTATTAATTCTTGTATATATTTTACAATATTATCATTATTCTTATTAATAAATTTTTTATAAAATGGAAAAAACCAAGATAAATGAATAGGACAATCTTGCGGATTTAATCCTAATTTAATAGTATTTATAATAGAATGTTCTACATTTCTGTAAGTAATAATTTTATTGTATGGTAAAAAGGAATTATGCGTTTCTTTAATTCCTGGTTCATTTAAAAGAGGTTTATTGTGGAATAAAGTTACTAAAATTAGTAGAATAGAAGTGATAGTTTGACAAGAAGTCCATCCTTCCCCTCTCCATGTATTTAATACAGACAGACATACCTTACCATTTCTATATAAATTAGGATGAAATCGTGTGCTACCATCATTAGTTAAGTACGTTAGCTTTGGAGGACTAACAGGATAATTGGTAGGAAATTTAAATTTAAACATATAAGCACCATATCTATAAATAGTATCTGCTGGACCAAATACAACAGCATATCCTTTTAACATATCCGAATCATCGTGTGTATAATAAATACCATGTTCAGTAAGAGGATTTTTAATTATTTGGATTATATCTTTTTGTAAGCGTTTTCTTGAATCTCTAGACATAACCTTGATTTTCTCGTTTTTATGAGACATATAACATAAAATATTTAGTAATGTTTAAATTAATCTAATATATTAATTAAATTATGACCAATTATGTAGTTACTAATAAGTATTTCTAATTATATAGATATTAAAATTGATTTAGAAAATAAAATCTAGATTATATCCATAAAATGAGTGGTGTTCAAAATCAAAATTACTTGGGGTTGAATGATTTCTTAATAAAACATAAAAAAAAAGATGGGCAAGATTATACTCATACAAGAATAGGAAATATGGACATGGGTATTTATGCCGGTTCTTATTGTATTCCAGATGAAGAATTGTCTACATTTTGGAAAATATATTATAAAGATGTATTTGTTAACAAAAAGAAAGAATATTTAACAGAGCGCCAAGATAGGATAAACGGAGGCCCTTTATTGGTTGATATTGATATGAGATTTAACGAAGATGTTACTACTAGAAAATTTAATATAAATCATTTATCTGATATTTTAGAATTATATGGGGATGCTATTCAAGATGTAATAAAAAGCGATGAAGAGTATAATTTTAAGGCATATGTCTTTCAAAAACCAAATGTAGTTTCTAAGAAAGGTAAGGAAACAAAAGATGGGATACATATTGTATTTAGTCTTAGTATGCATCATTCAATACAATTAATTATCAGGGATGTAGTAATGAATTTGGAGGAGACAGAGCGTCAGATATTTACAGACTTGGAATGTGTAAATAGTGTAAATGATATATTTGACGAATGTATATCTATTGGACGCAATAATTGGCAAGTTTGGGGAAGTGGAAAGCCAGGTTGTGATATATATAAATTGGTAAGTATTTGGAATTATAATATTGTTGGAGATGAAGTATACGTGGAACAAGAGGTAAATGCTATTAATAAAGAAGTAAATATTGAAGAATTACTTCCAATTGTAAGTGCTAAAAATAAAAATTTCATAGTTAAAAACAAAGTAAAAGATCAATATTCTGAAAGATTAAAGGAAAAATTAAAGGCAACACAGGTAAAAAAGACAAAAAAGAAGAAACGAACAGCTAAAAATAGCAATCAAACAACTCTTCTTAATAATGCGATGTTGAATTCTAATTTGATTATACCTTCAAATAAAGGCGAACTTGATAATATGGTAAAGAATTTACACAGTTCATTAGATATTAAAGAAGTAAAAATAGAAGAATTACATAATCTTACGATGATATTGGACGAAAGATGGTATGACCCATATAAACAATGGTTAGAAATAGGATGGGCATTACATAATACAGACCCACAATTATTATTTTGGACATGGGTTAGCTTTTCATCTAAAAGTGAAAAATTTGACTTTAATGAAATTCCAAAAATGTGGGAAATGTGGAATTGTGATTTTAAAGATGAAGGTATTACTTTTAGAACGATTCATTATTATGTAAAAAACAACTTTCCAGATAAATATAAACAAATTCAAGGGGGTTGTTCAGATAAATTAATTACAGAATGTGGAAAAAGTAAAGGTTCAGATACTGACCTAGCTATTCTTACACATCATTTATTCAAAGAATTATTTGCGTGCGTGGGTATTAAAAGTCAAAAATGGTATAGATTTCAAAATCACAGATGGGTAGAAGATGATAATGGAACGTCTCTAAGACGAAATTTAAGTGATAAAATCAACCATTTATTTACAGCAAGATCTTTGGAAGAAAAAGTAAAGGCTGCGGAGGACGATGTTAATGAAGCAGAAAAAGCAAAACATATAGATAATAGTGCTGAGTTTGTTCGAATTGCTATAAAATTAAAAATGGCTGCACAAAAAAATAATATTATGAAGGAATGTTCAGAGCGATTTTGGGATGAAGAACTTGAAGAGAAATTAGATAGTAATCAATACCTTCTTGGATTTAAAAATGGAGTTTACGATTTTAAACAGAAAAAATTTAGAGACGGTCTTGCTGAAGATTATATTTCTCTTAGTACAGGGACATCATATAAACCTTACGACTCAAACGATGAAAAACAAATAAAAATTAAGGAAGAAATAGATGACTTCTTCTTTAAGATATTCCCAAATGAAGATTTAAGGCGATATATGTGGGATCATGCAGCATGCTCTTTACTTGGAATTAACAAACATCAGTCATTTAATGTTTATACAGGTGGTGGTGGTAATGGAAAATCAAAATTTGTTGATTTAATGAATTTAACTTTAGGTTCGTATTCTGATAAATGTAGTATTAGTCTTATTACGCAAAAAAGAAAAGGTATTGGAGGACCAACTCCTGAAATTGCTAAGTTGAAGGGAAAACGATATGTAAGTATGGATGAGCCAAGTAAAGGTGATGAATTAAATGAAGGTATTATGAAACAACTTACAGGTGGTGATGAAATTGAAGGAAGGGGTATGTATGAAAAGAAAATGGTAAAATTCATTCCACAGTTTAATTTAGTTTGTAGCACAAATAATCCATTTGAAATTAAATCCAATGATCAAGGAACTTGGAGAAGAATTAAAAATGTCCCTTATAATGCTGAGTTTGTTGATCCAGAAGTTATGACTGAAAGAATAAATTCGGGATTGACTAATGATACAGAAAATCCAATTTATTTAAAGGATTATGATTTAGATAATAAAATGAAAGAATGGGTACAAGTATTTACATCTTTATTGATTGAAAGGTGTAATATAAACGAGGGGCAAGTAAAAGACTGTGATATTATATTGGCTTCCACAAAAGGATATAGACAGAAACAAGACTTTTATAGTCAATTCTGTAATGAAAATGTAGCCAAAGCAGGACCTAAAGATAAAATTAAGAAAGGTGAGATTCGAGATAGATTTAATGAATGGTATCAAAATGAATATAGTGCTAAGCCTCCTAAGGCTCAAGAATTATATGATTATTTGGACAAGTTTTGTGGTAAATATAAAAAGAATGGATGGTATCATTATAAAATTGTATATGAAACTTATGATAGCGAAAGTGATGAAGAGGAAGAGTTTTCATAATTTGAATTAACAATTTAATTATTAAATAAATTTTTTATTTAAACACAAAATTAATTATATATTTACATGTTAAATTCGAGAAATTATTGGAATACTAGATATTTGAAAGGAGGTAATTCTGGTTCAGGTAGTTATAATAATAATGCTTTATTTAAAGCAGAAATTTTAAATAAATTTATTAAAAATAATAATATTAAAACATTAATAGATTTTGGAGTTGGAGATGGAAATCAACTAAAATATATAGATACGCAAAATTTAAAATATACAGGCATTGATATTTCTGAATTCATTATTTCAAAATGTAAAATTTTATTCGAAAATGATCCATCAAAAACTTTTTTATTAGACACAGAGTTTGATAAAAAAACTAAATCTGATTTAGTTATTAGTTGTGATGTTATATATCATTTAATCGAAGATGATGTTTATAAAAAATATATGACAGACTTGTTTTCTATGAGTAAAAAATATGTTATTATATATGCTCCAAATTTAAATTATAATGAAGGTATCCATGTAAAAAAACGTGAATTTATCGAATATATTTTTGATAATTTTACTGATTATAATTTAATAGAAAGAATAAGTGTAAATATAGGATGTCCATTTTATATATTTCAAAAAAATAACACATATACTCCAACAATCTCTACTAATATTCTTCAAGTAACAAAAGATTTACCAGTAGACGTCATAAACGTTAATAAAATCAAAAATATTTTTCACGGGTATAGTTATTATTGGTTTAATGATGAGAGTATGTATAATTATATAAAGTTTAATCAATTAGAAGAATTTCCAAATTTAATAAATCATATCAAATCTTTATCAAAAGGACAACATAAAGCAGATATTTTCAGGTATTATTGGTTATATTTAAACGGAGGTATTTTTATGGATGACGACTTAATGATAGAAAAAAAAATAAATTTCAAAAATAATACTTTTGTAAGTGTTAAATCATATCATAATGATAAAAATTTATTATTTAACGGATTTATCGCTTGTTCTAAATTTAATCCAATTATTTATAAAGCACTAAAACAAAGTTATTCTACAAAAAATAATGAATTGATAGCTAATTACTATTTATTTTGTAACCAATTTTATAATATATATGAAAAATTTTGTGGTAATCAAAATACCTTTTTACTAGAAGAAAAAAAAAGTCCAGAATTTGTAGATGGTATAAAAAGTTATTATAATAACGTGCATTTTCTAACTCATAGTAAGAAAATGATTAATGTTATATTAGATAATTGGAAAACATACATTAAAAATAATTTATTCCCTATAATTAAATCTTTAAACGTTCAACTAGAAGGTAATATTTATAGTAGTCACCTTACATTCAAAGAAAATCCAGAAATGAAAGATAAACAAAGTAATTTCTACCATGTATTAAAAAATGTTAAACCAGAAACAATTCTTGAAATTGGTTTTAATGCTGGATTCAGTAGTTTATTAATGAAAATGTTACTTCCAAATGTAAATATTACTTGTGTAGATTTAAACTACCATAAATATGTAATGCCTTGCTTTAATAAAATAATTTCTGATTTTGATAATTTAAAAATAATTCCAGGTAGTTCTTATGACGTAGGTCTGCCCAGACTTATTAATGAAAATAAAAAGTTTGATTTTATTCACATAGATGGGGATCATAGCTTAGAAGGAGCTAGAAAGGATATTGATTTATGTTTAAAATTATGTCATAGTAATACAGTAATTTTATTTGACGATACAAATTTAAAATATTTAGATGACTTATGTAGTTCATACGTCAAAAAAGGTATTCTTAAAGATTATCATTTTAAAGAGTATTTAAATAATCAAAAATATAAACATAGATTTCTAAAAATAAATATTCAAGAAAATGAAAAAGATATGAATAAATTTATTTCTATTTATAAAAATAATAAATGGGGTAAAAATAATAATAATTCATATACCGGCACATCGGGTCCTGGTTCAAAATTATTATATAATAAAAAATATGTTTTAAAATTAAGAGATTTTATTGATAAAAATAATATAAAAACGGTGGTTGACTTAGGATGTGGTGATTTTCTACATGGATATGAAATTTACAAAGATAAACATATTTATTATACAGGAGTAGACATTTATCCTGATGTGATAAATTATAATTCAAAAATATTTGATAATTTTAAATATAAATTTATATGTTTAGATTTTTACAAATTTAAAGAACAAATAAAAAATGCCGATTTATGTATCATTAAAGATGTTTTACAGCACTGGCCATTAAGTTACATCAATTGTTTTTTAAATTATATACTAGGTAAGTTCTCATATATAATCATATGTAACGATTATATTAATAGTAAAGATAATATAGATATAAAAATAGGTAATTGTAGATCATTAAGTATTTACAATAAACCTTTAAACAACTTTAATTGTAAATTATTATTTAAATATAAAACAAAAGAAGTATCTCTTATAACAAAAAATAGTACAAAAATTATTACATATAATAATTCTTGGGATTGGGATAATTATAAAAAAGAGGAAAAAAATAATTTTGATTATACTATATTAAATACTTACAATACAAATAAAAATTTAATTAGAGTTGGTCCTCCTAATGATGGGGGATATGTAATTGTAAAAGATATAAAATATGACTTATATTTAAGTTGTGGATTATCAGGAAATACAAGTTTTGATAATACTATTTTAAATATGTATCCTAACTTAAAAGCGTATGGGTTTGATGGTTTTATAGATAGACTTCCACCAAACACAAATCAAAATCTTAATTTTATAAAGAAAAATATTAGCAATATAGAAGATAATGAAAATACAAATTTAATAAAATACATATCTAATTATAATAATATTCTTTTACAGATGGATATTGAAGGAAGTGAATTTAAATGGTTAAATAGTCTTTCTAGTGAAAATATATCAAAATTTTCGCAAATATTATTAGAAGTTCACTGGCCATTTGATAATTTTCGTTCTAATGCTTTAAAAAAAATAAATGATACTCATTATTTAGTTCATATACATGGAAATAATTACTGTAATAGAGATTTTCCAAATAAAGATATTGGTAGGAGTTATGATGGAACTATATTTATTAATAATAAAAAATTAAAACCAATTAATTTGCCCGAAGTAATGGAATTAACTTATATTAGAAAAAACTTAGTAAATAATATTGAAAAAATAAATTATAATTTTCCAAGACACTTTGACTCTCCTAATAATAAAAATGCAGAAGATATTAAATTTAAAATATATGATAACCCGGATAGAATTCCTATATATGTTTCATTAACAAGTATATTTCAAAATCAAGATTTATTGATTAAAACATTAAAATCAATAAAAAATCAAACTTTAAAACCTGATAAAATATTATGCTATTTATCAGAAGAGGCACATTTACTTGATAAAGGCTTTACTAATAAAAATATCACAAATTTAGAGCTTAAAAATTTTATAAATGAAAATAAAGAATTTGAAATAGTTTGGGTAAAAAATAACGGTTCATATAGAAAACTATTACCACTATTAAAAGAAAAATGGAATGAAGACTGTATAATAATAACAATTGATGATGATGCTGTATATAATGAAAATCTAGTAAAAAATTTAGTAAAAGCTCACAATAAATATAATTGTGTTGTGGGTTTTAGAGGATTTACACCAAAACTTGATGAAATCAAAGATTTTGACTATCTGAAAAGAGATAATATAAAACAGAAACATTTATATAATTTTCTAACAGGTCTTGGAAGTATATTGTATAAACCTAATTTTTTTCACAAAACAGGAAATATAATTTTTAATGAATCTATATATTTAAAATATTGTAATAAACAAGATGATATATGGTTTTATATATTAAGAATAATGAATAAAATAGATGCTGTTATAATTTCTGATAATTGGTGTATTAAAAATTTAAACCAAGAAATGAATAGACCAAGTTTATACAAAAACTTTAATAGTAAAAATAACAATAATACTACTTCTTTTAAAACAGTTTGGAACTTACTAAATTAAATATTTTTCTCTCCAAAAAATGAAAAATGAAAAATATTTATTTATATTATAAAGATGTTTTGTAAAAAATCATGTCTTATTGCCGGAGCATTTATAGTAGCATCCATATTTGTATGCTTGCGTGTTGATAAACAAGCTTTAAATCAACCTTTAATGGAATTATTAGATGATGAAAATAAACAACGTTATAGAATGATAGCAAATGAACGTAAAATGATATATTTCAAAGGATTTGCCCTTGGATTTATTTTATCATTATTAGCACTTTATATTTTAAACAATAATAATTTTTTTAAGGTAACTAAATTAACCAACACTTGTTTTGTTTTAGCAACATCATTTATTGTTAATTATTTTTTTTATATTTTACATCCAAAAAGTGATTACATGGTTCTCCATTTAGATGATGAAGAGCAAAGAAAAGCGTGGTTAGAAATATATAGAACTATGCAGTATAATTATCACTTAGGTTTTGGTCTCGGTTTGGTTGGAATGATATTCGTTGGTCGTTCTTATTGTCGCTAACTTTTTTTTCTTCTCCTTCTCGTTCTTTTATTTTTTCTCCTTCTGGTTTTTCTATTTTTTTTATTTCGTGTTTTTCTTCTTTTATTATGGATACGTCCCCCACTCCTTGGTGTTTTTTTAGGACTCCCTGATAAAAAATATTTGTCTAGTCTCTTACATTTATTATTATAATCAACTAATTCGGGTATACTCATAGACCAAAAAGGTTTTGGTGGTTTATATGCTTTTTGAAAATCCATTAATATAATTAGAGTAAAAATTATATTAATATAAACTTATTCTGGTTGTAAAACTTTCTTAAAAGGTAAATTGGAGAGAAAATTAAAAATGAAAAATAAAGAAACAATAACAATTGAAAAAATGAAAAACAAATTATTAACACTTGCGTGTTTAATTTTAGAAAAAGCAAGTTCATAAATTTTACGAGTAAGAAAGGGAGCAACAATAATTAGTATAATAAAGGGATAATATGAAGCATTATGAAACTGTTTTTTGTATAAAAATAATAAAATTGTAATAGCTGTTAAAATCCAGTAAAAGTAAAACATTGTATTATTAAATCCATTTACAACACTACTATTATAATCATAATAATAAGCTAATCTATCATTTGTATATTTTTTAGCATCTGTATTTTCTTTTTTTTGTTTCAAATCTTCTATATTTGTTGAATGGTAATCATATAGGTCATTAACATTATTACTATAATATTCTTGAGTTTTATAGTAATTTATTTTAGTTTTAATACCATTTACAAGAGGATTAATAAGTGTTCTATTCCAATCATCTACTTCATTTTGTGCTTTAGCCTTATATTCAGTTTCTATATAATTATTGTAATATTGAGAGCCCTTGGTTGGATCTTCTAAATAATAGGATTTTTTAAGCTCCTTAATCTGGTCAGGTCCATGATTATATGTATTTTGAGCGTTATTTAATTGTGTTCTTAACCTATCTACCTTTTTTTTCTTTTGACAGTCAGCATCACAAATATTCATATTATTCATATTATTAATAATCGCATCTACTTGTTTTAATTGGTCTGTTGGCATTTTTGATATATAATTATTAGATTTTAAATTAAAGAATGAAATTGTTCAATTCCAATTGGCTGACTAGGATTAACAACTGAGAAACTTTCAGCGCCTTCGCCAGAACTTTCACCTGAACCTTCTTCTACTTGTAAAGCAGCTCTAAGTTTACCACTGTTTTCTACTTTTTCTTTAATACCAAGTAATGAGTCTTTGCTTTTTTGTACCGAGCTTGAAATATCATCACACGCGTTAGAAAACATTTTACCCCAACTCCATTCTTCTGTATCTTTTCCACTATTACCACAATCTCCATTAGGACAACCTTTCTTTCCCCAACGGTATTTATTATAGTTATAATTAGTTTTTCCCCAATTATCCAATAGTCTTCCCGCAATGGTAACTATAGTTGCTACAATTACAAGACATATTAGACCAACACCAACAGTTGCAGGAAACCACGGTTGTTTCATTAATATAATAATTAATAAACTAGCTAAAGCTCCATAAGCAATAATTTTAAGTATATTTTTATGCGATTTATATCTATCATATTCATAATCTGTAAGTTCAACAAGGCGTTTTTTATTTTTTCTTTCATCTTCTAATGCTTGTAATTCAGTTTTAGCATTTGTAAGTTCATTATCTATAACTTTAACCATAGTAATTTGGTCGGCTAAGTTATTTCGACTATTAGATGTTTCGGATTGTCCGTCTTGATACATATTTTTTAATTGATTAAATAATCCAAGTCTCATAGTACTAAGTTCATCTAATCTTGATTTAATAACCGCAGATTTCTGTAAATCTCCACTAGAAGACTTATTTAAACTTTGTAAATTATTAAACATATATTTTTCTATTTCTTGAAGTTTTTGAATATCCTTGATAGTATTTTGATGTTTTGTATTTAGTTTACCTGGTTGTTCTTCTAAAAACTGATTTTTTGCCGATTGAGATAAATCAGCACTATCCGGATTTTGTTGGATATTGGACGATTGAAATTGAACCATTATATATATATATAATCATCTATAAAATTATTTTTTCAATCTATCAAGAGTAACTAATACTAGCAAAATTGCTAAAGAGCCCCAAATACCCAATTGAAACATTTGATTTTTTTCTTTCAAATAAATATCTTCAACTTGCGCATCCATGGTAACATTACCATACTTTTTAGTATCTTGTAGTTGTGAATAAATAGTACTATATTCATCAAGAGAATTTTGCAGATCTGTTCTTTTAGAAGCCATTTCCATATCTAACTTACCGTTTAATGTATTAAATTTATTGATTTTTTTGAAAATATCATCGGCTTGTTCTATCAATTTTGTATTTTTGAGAGAAAGTTGTTCATATTGTTTATATAAATTAGAATTTGCTGATTCACCAGCATTAGGAGCTGTTTGACACGCACTGGTAAAAAATGTAGCATTTGAACCACTTGATCCAAAAGCAGATGCTATATCATTGCAACTTTTAATATTTTTACCTCTTACTTTTGCGGACGGAGGTCCACCACCCCCACCCCCACATACACAACATCCCTTACGAAGAGTAACATTATTACTATCAGCTCTATTTATATCATCAACATAATCATCTTCTCCCAATACAACTTTACCGTCTATACACTTTCCAGCAGTTGCTATATCACAAGTTTCACCTCCAATTCTAGATTTTGTAAATGTATTTTCACATTTACTTACATAAGGCCCTTTTATATCACATCCAGCGCTACAAGCCTGTCTCCCATCACTGTATCTACTACTATCAATTGGGTATTTAGTTAAACAATCGGACTTACATTTTTCTACTTGTTCCACAGATTTGTAATAACTTTCCATAAATAATTTATAATCCTGACCATAAGATGATAATTGTTTATTGTAATCAGTCTCCATTTTTTTTAATATATTTAATTCGTCCTTTGATAAATTTTTAAGTTTATTTTCAGAATTGGTAAATGATTTCATAGACGTAGACATTGATTCCATTAATTTACTTCTAGATAATCGATTAATGTCGTTTTTTCTTTTTTGAAGAAGTAACATTCCTTGTTGTAATTCATTAATAGGTTTATTATTATGTTTTTTTATATTTTTTGTATTACTATTATCTAAAGCAGATGTTATTGATTGTAATAGTTTGCTAAAAACCATATTATCTAATATATATAGATAAAAAAGTTATAATTTATTTACTGACTTGAATATTTATAAATAGCAAATCCAAAAGTTCCAGTAATAACAGCCCAAATAAAATATTTAAAATTTGCGGAACCCGTATCTAGTAATAATTCATTTGTTTCAGCACTGAGAGTTAAATTTGAAGTTCTTAATTTTTTAATTTTTTGTTTTTCCTTGTCTAAAGTGATATATTTATCCATTAGAGTCTTTTTTTGATTAGAAATTTCCGTATCTAATTTTTTATCTTCACCTTCTAATTTAGTTACAAGGTCTTTCATACTACGAATTGAAGACATTAACTTTCCATTTAAATTTACTAATGTAACATAAGTTCCACCTTTCAAATTCGTAACTTCACATTTATCGCTATTTTCTAGCATAGGACCTGAAGGTATAGCATTAAATTGTTCACTAGTTAAATCCTTAACAGCGTCTGGACAAGAAGTATCCTTATTTCTAAAATCCCTATAAATATGTTTATATCCTAAATTGTCTAGCCAAGCTACACTCCCCCCTGCGTCATTAATATTTATTCCACCACTCATACACATTTCCCCAATACCCATATTTGGGCCTCTTGATAGCTTACTAAAAACATCGGCTCCTACTGTTTTAACTGGATCAGAACAACTGTTTTTATTTCTACCTTCCCAAGCATCTGCTTCAAATTTTCTAACTATACCTTGAGAATTTACATAAAATTTATTTATTGTATTACCGTCATTATAATTAATAACTTTATTTTTGATATCACTTGCTATATCATTTTGCCTTGTTACCAATTCTTCTAAATACTTCTTATATGTTTGTGTATATTTGGTCATATCTGTATTAAATTGTGCTTCTAAAGCACTTAATTGATTTAATTCAGATAAATTTTTAGATTCTAATGGATTATCTACAGGAATCTGCGTTGAGAATGTTTCTTGAACAGTAGAATAATTAAATTGTTTTTTTAAATTATTAACAATATTTAGCTTTCCACTAGATATTAATGCTAAATTTTTTGTTTTGGTTTTTTTTCTATGATGTTTTATATATTTTTTAAACATTTTTCCTTGATTTAAATCAGCCATATATATAAACTATTAATAGAAAACAAATTTAATCATTGTTTTAATTGTTTATATATAAAAAAAGTTAGTGTGGAAATGGATAATACATAAAAAGAAGCTTGTATATAAGTTTCACTATTATAATTATATTTGTCCGTTCTTAATCTATCAGAAGCAATATTAATATTCATTTCATTTATTAACTCTTGTTTATTATTTCCTATCTTAGACTTTAAATTTTTTATTTTATTATCTACATTACTTAAATTTGTATTCAATCCGTCTGTAGCACCTGTTAATTTAGCATCTAACGCTTTATATTTACCATACGTATTTGCTAAATTAGACATTGCTTGTGAATTAACATTACTAGTTTTATCTAATTCACCTTCTGCTTTTGTATTTATATATGTCGTGCTGAAAGATTTCCAGATTAAGTTTAATGAATCTAATTCTTCTTGAAATGCTTTACTCATATATATAATTATAACAATTTAATTACATAATCTATAATATTTTGTTGTTAAAGATGTTGGACTCGACCTAGTTATTTCTGCTACTTGCCCCGGTCTTAAACCGATAGCATTGGCTACAGGATCAAATCTTGATATTTCAGGCCATTGGTTATCTTTTATTATATTATAAAACTTTTCAACCTCCGTTTTTTCCGTTTCAGATATAATTCGGTGTTCAGGAACCAAAGAATGATCTAAAATATTATACAAATAATTGTGAATATTATAAATATTAACAAAATATTGGTCATTTTTATATGTCATATCTAATAGATTAATTAATGTATCGTTCGGTTTATCTTTACCGACTATAATTAAACTATCAGTTGGTTTAATTAATTCATCAACATTATAAATATCTTCAATATAATCTTGAGTATGTGTTTTACTAATTTTTGTCTTCAAATGATATTTAAAATACAACTTTTCATCCGTTTCTGGATTAGTTAAAATCATATCTAAATTACAAGTTCCGTATAATGTGGAAATTTCAGGAATATTAAAATCTTTATAACCATCTGTATTAAATCCTCTTCTTTCTGCTAAGTCTAATAGAACTTTTCTAGATCTAAAAATTTTAGATATAGTTTGAGAGTTAGTTGCTTTTGATATCTTAACCATTATATAATATATTATTAATAGTTTTATATTTATTTCAATTTTAAAATATAAAACTTAAACTATTTTTTTTTTGTCTCCACTTCCTTGCCCATCATCTTCACCATCTTCACCTTCATCTTTATCATTTTCAATTGAAGATAACCTTTCTAATCCCTTATTATCGACTTCTCTTTTATCAAGAGAACTAATCCTATTTATTATTTTTTCTCCTGAACTATTTTTACCTTCTCCTATAGGTTCACGTTCATAAACAATATCAGGACTTGGTGTATTATATGGAGATAGTGGTGGCCTCTGTAAATAATTAGGAGCATTTCTATCATCTTCATATGTTTTTGAATCACTATCATAATCTTCTTCTTCTAATTCATCGCCAAAATCTCTAAATCCAGTATTATAATCTCTAAATTCGGTATTTTTCCGAATCTTCTTATTTTCTGGAATATTATCATCTATTGGAGTCAATGATACTGGCGACATCGATACTGGTTCCGGAGTAAATGGATTATAATTCGGTGATTCTGGACCATAACTGGGTGATTTTGGAGGTGTTTCTAATTCATCCATATCCGAATCTCTATACTTACCAGAATATTCACCATCTATAGCCATTGTAATATATTTCATTTCTTCATCGTCAAATTCAATAATCTTATAAGTTGTTCTAGGTTCAGGATCACCTTCAAACATTACTAAATCGCCAGGATTAAACCTATATTGACTTTTACGTGGATTTAATTCATTATCCCCAGTAAAAGGATGTAAATTTTGTTTAATTTCATCGCCATAAGGTTCATTATATAAATTACCTTCATCTGGAAAGTAATCGGTATTATTAGAAAGGGGTTGGGCAGGAGGAGTTTTTTCTAATAGTTTATCTAACATATCAAGATGATTAGCATTTTTAAATCTTTGTCTTTTCGATTCTATATCATTATCTTTTGTTTTCTCTGCTACTTCTTCAAGATTATTAAATCCTAATATTTTAATATCATCTCCGGCTGTTAAAGTTGTTAATTGTTCAACATTATCTTCTGTTATAATTCTCATTTGACAGTTCATAGCTTGTAATTCTTGAATAAGCAATTTAAACGCATAAGGAACCTTAACAATACTAAAATCTCTTCCGTATTTACTTACATTTACAATATTCATATTATCATCTATGTTTGAAACAAATTTTAATGGTCCATCCGCCATGGGACTTAAGAAAATATTTTTACTTTCATTATAAATTGATACACATCCTGTTTTATTACAAACAGCCATTTCATATTGGTCACCCCTTACCATCATTGATTCTTTAATAAAATTACTCATACCGTGTGCTATTAAACAATCACGGTCCATTTCACCTATTCTTAGACCACCATCATTTGCCCTACCTTGAACAGTTTGTCTGGTTAATACGGTTCTCGGTCCTCTAGCCCTATAATTTATTTTGTCTTTGGGCATATGTTTAAGTCTTAAATAAAATGTAGGTCCAAAATAAATTTCGGTTTCTAATTGTTCTCCAGTCATACCATTATATAATATTTCACATCCTGAGGAATGATATCCAAATTTTGTTAATGATTTCCCAAGTTCCTTATGTTTAGAACCTTTATTAACAAATGCGGTACAATCTCCAAAAGCACCAACATTTACACCGACTTTACTTGTAATACATTCAACTAAATGTCCTATAGTCATACGTGAAGGCATAGCATGTGGATTAACTATAATATCAGGTTTTATTCCTTCGGATGTTGTTGGCATATCTGCTTCGTCAAGTATAATACCTATTGTTCCTTTTTGCCCTGCTCTTGAACAAAATTTATCACCAATCTGTGGTATGCGTTCAGAACGTATTTTTACCTTAGCAATTCTTTTACCCTCTTCACCTGTAGTCATAAAAGAATGATCCACAACACCTACCTGTCCTTTTTTTGTTTTAATTGAATTATCAACATAAATACCTGGATTTAAAATACTGTTCGTTCCCATTCCTATAACAACCGTTTTTTCACCAACTTTTGTTCCTTCTTTTATTAAACCAGATTTAGGATCTAAATGACTATAATCATACCCTTCCTTCGTTTCTAATACATTATCATTATTTGTATCCATGAATTTTGTTTCTATCTTCATACCCATCATACTATCCGTTTCTTCGTGGGCTTTATATGTATTATAGTAAGTTGTTCTAAAAATACCACGTTCTAATGCTCCTCTATTAACTATAACAGCATCTTCTACATTATATCCTGTATGACACATAATAGCAACAATAGCATTTTCCCCATAATTATGTTCTTCATTTGTTATATATTTTAAGTATCTACTTTTTGTTAATGGAGTTTGTCCGTTATTTAAAACGTATGAAGTTTTATCTAATCTTACCTGGTAATTTGTACTGTAATTAGATACACCTTGTTTTGCTTGTCCACAAGAAAAAGCATCTCGAGGATATGGATTGTTTTCGGGAAAAATAACCTGATTAGCCATAATACTCAAAATAAGAGAAGGGTGTATTTCCATATGTGTAACCCGATTAGAAAAATAATCTTCAGGTTTTAAACTACTATGAGCAAGTATCATTGTTTCTGCTTCAGACGTATCAATATATTCGAGAACAGACGCATTTACCAACATAGATTCTTGTGTAGCTTTGTTTAAAGTAATATTACAATCAGTTCCAAGTAAATTCTTTTTTTTAGAAAATCCCTTTGTAAGATTATCCCAAGTAATAGAATTATCTGTAATTTTTTCCTTTAAAATGTCTCTGTTCCAACTTTCTATACCATTCATAATGTAATATAATGGTCTAACAGGTCTTCCCGAATCTGTTCGTATAATAATTTCATTTTTTTTTATATTACATCCTATACTTGTAAAAATATCTATCATATTGTTTCTACGATGTAATCTCATTAGCTTAATTATATCAATTGGTTCATTAGTAGCACCTATCCATGCCCCATTGATAAAAATTTTAGTAGTATTTTTTAAATATTCTATCGAACACTCATCTAATAACTTAACTCCTCTATTTGGTAGCTTACGGAAATATTCTATATATGGTAGGCCTGAACAGCCCTTGGTAATAATAGTAGAAATAGATAAATGTTTATGTAATCCAACATTACCACCATCAGGTGAGTGTAACGGACATAGATAACCGTATTGTGTTCCGTTAAGAAGTCTAGGTGCTATCATTTTTCCACCAGTCCCCATATTTAGATTAGTCTTTCTTAACTGACATATAAATCCAAAATAAGTTAATCTATTTAATTCTTGAGCAACTCCAGGCATTTTTGTATGCGGATGAGCCCCCCAATTTCCCTTAAATGCTTTTTTAAATCCTGTTTCAACAATTCTATCCTTAAAATAATGATTCCTATTTGATGTTATAAATTGGATAAAATCTTCATTTTGATATTTATCCAACGTATTGTTATACAAATATTCTTTATCCATCTTTAAATAAATATTCTCTTGTTGAAGTTTAAAATATTCCTTAAATAAATCTTTTATTAAAGCACCTGATGTTATAAATCTTTTATATCTATAATTATCTCTACTTGTTGGTTTTTGTGCTCCAACAGATACTGCTAATAAATTTTTCACCATATAACCCAAATATAAAGCCTTCGCCTTGAAATTTAACTCACCTATATGGGGCAAAAAGAAATTCATCAAAATGTGAAGAACATGATTTACAGTATATCCTTTTGTAAATTGTTTTATATATTCCAAAGCAGCATTTTGTGTAAATATAGTACTAGCATCATGAACACACGGAATAAAAAGGTCAATATAACTTTCATATTTTTCTAGGTCCAATAAACAATGTCTAATAATTTCTTTGTCTGATATAACCCCCAAAGCTCTAAATACCAAAAATAAAGGTATCGCTTTTCTAACTTGAGGTATATTAACAACTATTTGTTTATTTGTAATAGAAGGCTGTTCTCTAATCATTCTTATTGAAAGAGTTCGAGCAGGCTTACTTACATCTTCAGACACAGAACGAATTTCTGAAGCAAATGAATATTTGTCTCCTGGGTCTTTTAATACATATAACATATTATCAGCACGTGTTTCCTGTGTTACTATTGCTTTTTCACTACCATCAATAATAAAGTAACCCCCTCTATCATTTTTACATTCACCCATATTAAAACGGGCTTCTCGATTTAACCCATTTAATAAACATAATTTAGATTGTAACATTATTGGAAAACGTCCTAAATAAATTTTTTCCAACGTTTCAGTATGCTCTAAAACTCGAAATTTATTTTTTTTACTTGAACCATCTTCCTTATCAATTAATATTTTAAATTTAATATCAACGTCATAGTGTATCGTAAACCCATAAGTCATATTTCTTAAACGTGCTTCATTTGGATACATGTAATGTTCTCTGGTTTCATCTTCATTTTCATCATAAATAATTGGCTTACCATAATATATTTTGTCTGTGTTTATTCCTCCAAAATAAATTTCACATTCAAGTTTATAATCATCAACGTCTTTGTCGTATTCTTTAAAAAATCTTAAAGGACTATTATTCTTAAATACTTCATGTAATCCTGAAGAGAAAAATTGATTATATGAGTCAATATGATGTTTTACAATCATATTTGGATTATCTTTAAACATCGTGTCTATTATTTTCCATGATATATCATTCGAATTCATATATATATATAATCATTAGCATATTTTTTTAAAATATTAATCAATTAATATTATTAATCAATTAATATACAAGATATTCAAATTACATATGCTTTAAACTAATAATTAAAAGCCCAATTAAAACAAACATAGCAATAAATGGTAATAAAACAAATAACCAACTTATTTTACTATATCCTTTTTTACATAATAAATTAAGTAGATAAGTCCATATCAAAACATATGAAACTTCAAACATAATATAAACCGCGTTGTTTATTGGCGATTCTGCTTTCATTAATCCACAAGCAAAGGAATTGGGGTTTCCAATATTTTGATAACAACTTGATAACACGGCTAATGTAGATAATCCTAAATATAACTGAGCTGGAGAGCATAATGAATTAAATAATTTATAAGCGTTCATATATTATTTAATAATATTTTAATTAGTTATCCAAACTTGCAAGATTAAAACTTGCTGCTTGTGTTGTTCCTGCTTGATAAAATTCTGGAACATTACTTGAATTATGTGAAGATGGAACTGGTTTTAATAATTCTGGTTGATGTGTTGGGTCAGCCTTCATTTCAGATTTATTTCCGGCATATAAATGTTTCGTATTTAATGCGGCGTTCGTTCCTTTATAATATGATAATAATCCATCGCCTAAACCCCAATTATCCAAGAAAAAACCCCCTTTCATTCCTTTACGACCTTTTTTACGACTTTTACGACCTCCTTTTTTATTATAGTTCATAGGAACAGGTTTGTAAGGATGTTTTACATTTCTATTTAAACTCATAGGATCTGGCCACGTTTTATTAGAAATGTCGTAACCAGTCATTAGCTTACCTACATTCGTAGGCATATCACATCCAAATCCACTACACGCCGGATTAACTAATAAACCTTTTCCAGAACCTCCTTTCATTTTTCTTTTTCTTTTTCTTGTTTTCTTCTTTTTTCTACGTTTTCGTTTTGTTTTTCTTTTTTGTTTTCTACGACCACCTGTACCTTTACGAGTCTTGCATTTTCTTGTATCAATAGACGAACTTTTCTTCTTTCCTGTTGTTACATTACACCTCTTATCTTTTCTACATAATTTTCCAGTTGATTTAACAAATTTTCCGTTCTTATAATAATTATATTCGTCACAACCTTCAGTTCCTTTTGTTAGTTCCTGTCCCGACTTTGCTGTTTTTTTAATACATCGTGGATGGTTTTTATTGTGTGTACTAAATTCCTTATCACCGGGTATTACCCAGTATTCCTTTCCACCTTTATATGTCGCGCCCTTGCAATTTCCTGATGTATTTCCAGTATCTTCTATATTTTCTGTTGGAAAACATATTGTACTATTTTTTTCCAAGCTGCTCTCTCCTGTTTCATTATAATAGTATTTTTCTCCCCTTGGTGTAACAGCGGCGCGACAAGCACCACTTGTTTCGTCCAAAGATGTGTTAGCGTTTTTCATATGTTCTCTTCTTCCTCTTCCTAATCTATCTTCTAAAAGATTTTGCGTAACCTTAAATTTTTTCTTAAGAATTTTTTTATTGTCCTCACAAGTTTTTTTACAATGTTCACCGGCTTCCCTCTCACACCTCTTTTTGACTTCATAATGACGTTTTGCTGCTGATTTTTCTCGTAAATGTTTGCAACTACCACGATTTCTCGGACCATATGAAGCAGTATCATCATCTACAAATGTTTGTTGTACTACTGGAGCAACTACAGGGGCAACTACTGGTTTTGGCTGTACTACTGGTTTTGGCTGTACTACTGATGGGGGGTTTTCTTTCAAGATTTTTGCGCGTTCTTTTGGATCGAAACATTTTCTACTTGCTTTAACTGCACTAATACTAGGGTTGCCCGCTCTCACAAGTTCACTACATTTTTTGACCTCATCATCACCTCCCCTTTTCCTTCTAGTTTTCCTTTTATTTTTCCTACGGCGTTTTTTACCGCCATTCATTCTTGAATATTTATATCGTTTTGTAAAGCGAACCATATAAATATTGTTAAGATTTAAAAAAAATTTTATAAATTAATTATTTATTCTATATCAACATGAGTTAGCATATGTCTTCTACAACACATTTTGGTTAAATGTAATTTGTCTAAAACTTCTCCTTCTGGTGTCTTTTTGATATTATTTTCATCTAGATAAATATTTTCATCTAGAGACATTTCATTTTGTAATTTAATTTTACGAACTTCTTTGACGTAAAATAAATATTTATCAGCAAGAACCATTCCGCATGTAAAACACTTAACTGGTATAATCATTATTATTTATACATATTTAAAATATAATATCTATAAATCAATTTTCATTAACAACTATTATTAAGTTTTTTCCCTGACGCAGGACCATTTTGATAATAAAATTCTTCCCATGGAGACAAGTTACCATCTTTTTTTTTAAAACATTTATCTTCTGGTCCTAAACTACCTGAAACAATTCCTTTTGTATTTCCCTTTTGTGCTGCTATACATTTACTAATCTTTTCTGTTCCATCTTTTCCAGATGCCCAAACACAACTTCCTAATGCTATACAAGTAGATTTTTTAATATTGGGATCGCTAAAATCCTTAACAGTATCTCCACAATATTTGTTATCATGCATTTGATTATTTGCGAGAGATTGTAAATCTTCCATTTTTTCTAAAACAACTACTTTTGCGGTTTTTAACTTGGGTTCTTCTAAATGAATGTTATTTATAGCATAAAATATTGTAATAGCAAAAAACATTATGGTCACTAATAATATTGGTAATAAATTATTATATATAAATAATCCTGATGCTGTTAATAGGTCTGATGCCATATATAAAAACCAAATATTAAATATATAAGTTATTAATTTAATTTATATATTTATTTAACGGCGGCGCTTGCGGGAACGACGGCGTTTGCTCTTGCGGCGGCGCTTGGATTTACGGGACTTTCTACGGGATTTCTTGCTTTTGCGTTTCTTGCGCTTGCGTTTAGTCTTGCGCTTGCGTTTTCCTCCCTGGAATTTTGCCTTACGTGCTGCAAGACTTCCTTTTTTAATAATATCTGTACGTCCTTTCTTCATTGCTGCTAGTTTAAGTGCAGAACTTTTCTCAGCAGTGGCTAGACCTTTTGCGTATTTCTTCGCAAATGCAGCTGGTGCTGCTCTTGCTTGCACTTTTGCAATTCCCAAATTTTTTGTTGCTTCTGCACATTTGGCAATCGCAGCTTTCATACACTTACTCTGGCCGCCTCTGCGTTTGCGTGATTTACGACTTCTATGTCTTCTTGATTTTACCATTATAAAATATAATAAGATAAAAATTATATTTTAATTGTTGCTAAAAATAACGCATTATTGTTCCATCAATTTATATCCTTCGGTTGTTTTCGTTTTTCTATGAATAATTTTATTTTTTGTTACTTTTTCATGACACGGTTTACATATATTTGCTAAATTTGCTTCATGGTTTTTATGAAAATTTCCAATATAATTATTAACATCTGCTAATTCCTGAGGACTTAAATGATGAATATCAACACCATCATCACCGCACATAAAACAAGCACCTTTTAATTTTTTACTATTATATTTGGATTTTTTACTTTTCAACTTATTGCGACTTTTTTTATGATAATGTTTATTACGAAGAGCAAAGGCACCTTTTATAAATTCTTCAGGAAAGTCAAAAGATTTACAAACTTCTAAACCATATTCGGTCATACCATTACCATCTTCAAGTTTTCTAGTATAAACCAATGTCCCATTAGGCAAACATTCTACAGACATATGTTTAACAGTCAAGTTTTTCATTTTTTTTATAGATGGCCAATTTAATATATCGTGAAAGTGTGTAGCGAAAATATAAGTGCTTTTAGTTTTTTCAAGCCATAATAATGTTTTAGCAAATATACTATTAGCACTTCTATTTTCCGTTCCGCTACAAACTTCATCGCCTAAAATTAAACTATTTTCATTGCTCATATTGATAATACTAGAACATTCACTCATTTCTACAGCAAAAGTAGATAAATTTTTAAAAAGATTATCATTTCCAATGATTCTAGTAAAAATAGCATCATATGGATAATATGTAAATGAACGTGCCGGAACAAACATTCCAGATTGCGCTAAAATAATAGCAATTCCTATGCTTTTATTAATACTAGATTTTCCCACACCATTCGTTCCATAAATTAACATTCCGTGTTTTGTATCACCCAAAGACACATCATTTGGAATATACGTTTCGTTAGCGATGTGATTCAATATAGGATGGACTAAATCCTCTGCATCAAAATATGGTTTAGATTTTTTCCGTATGGTAGGTTTACAATAGTTTTCATTTTTAGATACAAATGATTTTGCTGTGATTACATCTAATAAACTAACATAATCAACAAAATTAAACATTTCTTTATCAAAATTCTTTAATTCTTCTACAAATATTTGATACACTCTTTTTAATATTTGCGATAAATCTGATTTTTTCTGCATATAAGTTTGACAAAATGATTTCATAACATTTCCTCCTAGCATTTTATTAGTGCCCTTACATTTTTCGTATTTAATATCATATTTTGTAATATTCTCTTTTTCTAATCCTACTTTTAAATGTGAGGCACGAACAGAAGTTAAATATATATACATAGAACCACCTTCTGTAACATGAATTTTAGTCATATTTTCATTTGTTTTACCTTTTCCTTCTCCTATATTTACATATTTATCAAATAATTTACATAAATCAAGTTTTTCTTTTTCAATAGCTTCAAATTTTTCAACAACTTCATCTAATACATCATTAACACCAATATTCATAAAATTAACTTCATATTTATTATTATTTAAGTCTTTACAGATATTCATATTAAGATTATCAGTTAATGTCTTCTTTAATTTTTCACACACGGTTAAAATATCAATATTAATATTATTTGTAATATAGGTATTAATTGTCTCGTCTTTTTCTAATTCTTGATGAATATTATAAATAGAATTTAAATTATTAAAAAATTGATATAGTTCATTAGGTTCTACTTTTTGAAAAATAATTTTTCGATATAAATATTCAATATCCTTAATTTTACTTAATGTTTTTCGCAAATAACTATATGTATCCCAATTGGTTATAAAATATTCCATAATATCATATTGCTCTTGTAAATATTCTACGTTTGTAACTGGGTGTAAAATTTTCTCTTTAAAAGACCTTCTCCCCATCGGGGTTTGACACTTATTTACTAGTTTTTCAACGCTACTATATGGGCCTTTAGATAAGTGTGTATCAACAATATTGAGCTGATTCAACGAATGATTGGCGAGATGTAAGTGTCCAACTCTATTATCAAAAGTAGGCATATGTATTTTATCTGTTAATTTTGAATTATGATCGTTAATAAAATTAAGTAAAAAACAAAGACTTTTAAGTGCTATAGGCCTTTCACCTAATGTGGAAGATTGTAAATAACTATCATAATCGGGTATATTAAAAAATTTACACATAATTTCTTCTTGGTAAGTTTGATTTTCAGCATTAATTGCTTGTTGTGTAAATTCACAATCTTCGTGTTGGTTTATAAAATGTATTTTATTACAGTTAATGCCTGAAAATTTTATTATTTCATTTAATTTATTTTTATCTTTATAGTTATGAATAAATATAATTTCTTGTGGATTGTAAATGGAATTAAATCTTTCTAATTCATCAAAAACAACAGGATTATGAATATTTTGTTTTTTTTCTTCATGATTAAATAACGTTAAATTACCTGTATAAATATTTAAATTAGCACAACCAAATAATAAAGAAGGAGTTCTTTTAAGGAAAGAACTGTTACTTTGTAAAATACTATAACAGGCTATATTATTACAATCTTCACTTTCTAGTTTATTATTTTTGAAGAAACAACCTGGAGAGAAAATTTGTAATAATTTCCTGTCTTTTTTTTTTCCAACAGATTTATATTCATACCACACTGGAACAGTAAATCCTCCATCAGTTAAAACACGAACCCATTTTTCAAGCAAATAATCAAAATTATTAAATCCTGCCATATAGACACCGCAATTTTTACCATTATATTCATATTGGATATGCTTATTAGCAACATTCATGTGTGTAAGTTTAATATATTCATCAAATTCAGATAATAAATATTCATCTGTATCTGGGTCTTTAATGGTATAAATTTCATAAAAAGTCCCACTTTGCCAAAGTAGTATAGTTTTTTTTCCATATTTTCCTACATATTTTATCATTTCCTTGAAATATTGTGCTATCATACGGGTGTCTTCCTTTTTATTTTTCTCTTTTATTTTTTCACCGATTGTTTTGGTTGATACTTTCTTTTTTCGAGGCATCTTGTATATTTAATAAAGGCACTTGATTTTTAAATTGATTTTATTAATATATTAAATAGCTCCATATTGTGGTGTGTTTTGAAGGTCAAAATACTTTTTATTGCTTTTACAAAAACATCGTGTAATAAGAGAAACTAAAAAAAAATAAGCACAAGACAAAATAAATTTAATAGATTTTACATTTGGTGTATAATCTATTCCGATGGGATTAACCCATACAATATACCCTAGAAAAGCATTAGACAATACAAAGAAAATCCATGCCATTATATAATCCAAATTACATTCACAACACGGTTTATGGAAAAAATCACTCATAATATATTTCATTAAGCGGGTATTTCTTTAGACCAATTATGTAATAATATTTCATCATTTTTATTAGTTATATCTCCACTTAGATAAGCATTTTCATACATAGTTCTAAAAATATAATCAGGTGCGGTACTTCCTATTTTAATTAAATTATGCTTTTTTAAATAACTTTTAATTTCCTGTATGGGTTTCTTTTTTAAAACACTTACCTCTGTTTTAATAATTTTTCTAGTTTGTTTACTTTTTACCAAAACACCTACTTTATTTCTTACTTTTCCCAGGGTAATTTTTCTTCGAATTCTTCTAGTTTTAATTGTTCTTGTTTTAGGTTTTTCTTTTTTCATCATATGTTTTAGATTTTCTAATTTTTCCTTACGATTATCAAAATCTATATTTTTATCAAAAGAAATACTACCTAAATTAATAACAGGTTCATTCATAAACGAAATATCTTTTTGGTCAAAATTATTTGACGTATGAATTGGTATTGTTGATTTTTCCGGTTTATCTCTTTTTAATGTTTTATTATATTGTCTAAACGTCGGTTTTGTTCCGTTTTTTAAACAACCATATGGAGGAGGGGCTGGTTGTTGAAAACCACTTGGAGTATTTTCCAAAGACGATGATGTATTTATTGGAATAGAATTTCTTCTTTTCATAGTTTTATCTCGTTTCTTTTTCTTTTTTTTCTTTACTTTTTTGTCCAATTCTTGTAAATAATTCAATGTATCCTTAAAACTATCTTGAAATTCGCTGTCTTGTTTTTCATCTTCTATTATTTCTTTTTCTTTTTCTTTTTTTTGATGGGCCTTAATTTTTTCGATAAGTTTTTTTTTTACATTATTGGGTTTCAGAGTATTAATTGGCCGTTCTTTTCTCCTTTTCTTCTCTTTTTTTTTTTAGCTTTTTCCAATTTTTAAAAAATTTGGATTGATCGAAATAGATTTCTTACTCATATTATATTTTACAGAAAATTTAATATGGATTTTAAATGTAAATATGTTGTAATAAATTTTTGGTTGTATCATCCTTTCTATTTTTCACTTCGTTATTGTCCAAGAACATATCAAAGCCTTTTTTCATATCTTTTAAATTAATATTTTTCTTTTTATCTTCTGATAAACAAAAAACTCTACGTCCGTGAGCTATTTTAATTTTTGCTAAAAGTGTTTCAATATCTCTACCATAAAATTTGAAATAATCCATTTTATCTTCAAACCAAATATCTTTTACTTTTTTATTCAAAGACCATCCAATATCATTTACTTTTTTTTTGAAAATTAGAAATAATTCTTTATAACTATAATCGTCTGTACTAAATCGCCAAGTAAATCTAGAATCTAACCCTTGATTATAAGAAAAAAAACAATTTTTTAATTCTTCTTCGTATCCTGCTATAATTACCATAATTTCTTCTTTATGGTCACTTAACCCTTCACATAACGTATCAATGCACTCTTTTGCGAACGAATCTCTTTTTTCAGGATTTCCTAAAGCATATGCCTCGTCGATAAACAATACACCTCCTATACATTCTTTAATCATATCTCTTGTTTTGATTGCTGTTTGACCTAAGTATCCAGCTATTAAATCCGCACGGGTTGCCTTTCTAAATGTCTTTTTTTTTAATATACCTAAATTAGAAAAAATAGATCCCATTATCTTAGCAGTTTCGGTTTTACCTGTTCCAGGTGGTCCGTAAATAACAGTATGCATAAAATCGTGATGATTTTTATCAGTTCCTTTGTGTAAATTCTGAACAAAATACAAAATTTGGTCTACAATGTTATTTTTAAGTTTATTCATTCCAATCATGTTTTTTAAATCTGTTAAAGGTTCTTTAATATCGTGAATTGATTTCATATTAATATTATATTCTACGTCATATTTCAATGGATAATCGCTAATTAATTTTAATAAATCTTCTAAACTTTCTATTTCAACTTCAATATTTACCTTTGTCTTTTTTATTTCAATAGGTCTTTCGGGATGAACTATATTAGAAGAAGGAATATATATACTATTTCTTCGTCTATGTCTGCCTATAGGAAATAAATCTATATCATCTTTACTATTAAATAATGAATTGTGCTTTTCCAATTCTCCAACTTTTTTATTTAATATTTCTAAAATATCATTTAATTTTTCTTTATTTCTATCTTCTTTATTTTTATCTTCCAATAATAACATTTTTTCTTTTTTTGCCTTTTCATCCAATTCTTTAATAAAATTTCTATAATTATTCATTTTTTCCCTGTTGTTTTTGTCGCGTCTTTGTTTTATATTATTAATTACTTTATCAATAGTCATATTATAATTAACATTAGTATTTGTATTTAACTTTTTTTTATTTATTATTTCTTTTCTTATTTTTGATAGTTTAAAGTTTTTCTCCTTACAAGTATCTAGTAATAATAAATTACGATTTAATACAGGATTAATCTTCCAAGTTCTGAAAAGTCTATTATTTGAACAGTCTATAGGTGGTAAAAAAAATTTATTTAGGCTTATATCGGTTATTTTTCTTGTAATTAAAGGGTTTTTATTATTTATAGTCTCATCATCCTTGTTATTATTATTGTTTTCATCATCAGACATTATATATATATATATTAATTAATATTTAAAAACTACTTAGACATAAAATTGATATTATTAATTTAATAGATAATGGAAGTAAATAGAAAGATGTCTCAAAAAGGAATAACAGTCAATAATGATACTCAAATGGATTGGAAAGTAATTGAATCTTATTTTAAGAATAAACATTTGGAGCGTATGGTTAGACACCAAATAGAATCTTATGATCATTTAGTTAATAATCAAATTAAAAAGACTATTGAAATGTTTAATCCTGTTACTATACATTCAGAACATGATAAAGATGAAGAGACAGGATTATATTCCCTTGAAATTATCATTACATTTTCAAACTTCCAAATTTATCGACCACAAATTCATGAAAATAATGGAGCAACTAAGATTATGTTTCCACAAGAAGCACGATTGAGAAATTTCACATATTCTTCTGCGATGACGTTGGATATAAACATACAAATTATAAAAAGAAGCGGAGATAAATTGGAAAATATTGAAACTTTATATGAGAAACTTCCAAAAATTCATATTGGAAAAATTCCCATTATGTTGAAGTCTTCTATTTGTGTTTTAAAACAATATAATCATTTGGATCCCAAGATAACCGGAGAATGTAGTTTTGATGGCGGAGGATACTTTATTATTAATGGATCTGAAAAAACTTGTCTAGGACAAGAAAGAGCTGCTGAAAATAATATAATGTGTTTTAATGTTAAGAAAAACAACAATAAATGGTCTTGGTTGGCCGAAATTAAATCCATCCCGGATGATAAATGTATTTCTCCCAAACAAATTAATATTACTATTGCTACAAGAAATAATGGATCTGGACACTCTATATATATTCAAATTCCAAGAATTAAAAATCCTATCCCGCTATTTATAGCATTTAGAGCATTGGGAATTATTTCAGATAAAGATATATGTAGATATATTATTTTAGATATCAAAAAAAAAAATATGGAACAAATGTTATTTGCTTTAAAAGCTAGTATTGTTGATGCTGAAAAATATAATACACAGGAAACGGCATTACAATTTATTGTAAATAATGCTATGTTTACACCAATTAATATGGGTGAAGAAGAAGGTAAGCAGAAAAAGAAGGAATTTACTCAAAATGTTTTAAATAAAGACTTGTATCCGCATTGCCGTAATATTAAAGAGAAAATATATTTTATGGGATATATGACCAATAAACTACTAAGAACAAAATTTAACTGGAGAAATGTAGACGACAGGGATTCGTATAAGAACAAACGAATTGATTTGACTGGAACATTATTAAATAATTTGTTTAGAAATTATTTCAATAAATTGGTAAAAGATATGCAAAAGCAGACTATCCGAGAAATTAATAGCGGTTCTTGGAAATCTACAGAAAATTACAAGGGTATTATTAATCATACAAATATTTATAAAATTGTAAAATCTACTACTATTGAGAATGGTATTAAAAGGGCATTAGCTACTGGTGATTTTGGTATTAAAAATACAAATTCTAATAAAGTTGGTGTAGCGCAAGTATTGAGTAGACTTACTTATATTTCTAGTCTAAGTCATTTAAGAAGAATTAATACACCGATTGATAAAAGTGGGAAATTAATTCCACCCAGAAAATTACATAATACACAATGGGGATTTGTATGTGCTGCTGAAACTCCTGAAGGGCAAAGTGTTGGTGTAGTAAAAAATATATGCTATATGGCTCATATTACAATAGCAAGTTTAAGTTCTCCTATATACGATGTTAGTAAGAAATTTATTAAAACCATTGACCAATTTGAACCGGAAGAATTATTTAACCGTGTTAAAATTATTATTAATGGTGCCTGGGTAGGTGTTGTCGATGATCCAGTTGAATATTTTAATTATATGAAAAATATGAAATACAAGGGCATTATTAATATTTATACAAGTATTGTATTTGACTATAAAGAAGGTAATATTTATGTTAATAATTCTGCCGGTCGTGTTACAAGACCTGTATATAAAATTAAAGATAAAAAGTTATTAATTACTCCAAAAATTAGAGATAGAATTGTTAAAAAAGAAATCAACTGGGACGATTTGTTAGTTGACCACGAAATTAATGAATCCATTATTGAATACATTGACCCCGATGAACAAAATTATTCCCTAATTGCTATTAATACTAAAGATTTCCATAACGAAAAAAAGAAACATTACAAATATACTCATAGAGAGATTCATCCATCAACTATATTTGGTATATTAGCAAGTTGTATCCCTTTTCCCGAACATAATCAATCGCCAAGAAACACTTATCAATGTGCTATGGGAAAACAGGCAATGGGAACATATGCAACTAATTTTCAACATAGAATGGATAAAACAGCTTATGTTCAAACTTATACTATGCGACCACTTGTTGATACACGTATTATGAATATTTTAAAACTTCACAAAATTCCTTCAGGATGTATGGTAAAAGTTGCTATTATGACTTATTCTGGATTTAATCAGGAAGATAGTATATTATTTAATAAAAATTCATTAGATAGAGGGCTTTTTAGTGCTACAATTTATCATACTGAAAAAGATGAAGATAAAAAAATCCAAGGAGACGAGGAGATAAGATGTAAAGCTGATAGAACAAAAACCAAGGGAATGAAATTCGCTAATTATAATAAATTAAATGAAAAAGGGGTTATTCCTGAAAATACTCTAGTAGAAAACGGAGATATTATTATTGGAAAAGTAGTTCCTATCAGAGAAAATAGAAACGACCATACTAAGGTTATTAAATATAGTGACCAAAGTAAAGTATTTAGAACACACGAAGATACATATATTGATAAAAATTATATGCACAGAAATGGTGATGGTTATACATTCTGTAAAGTAAAAACTAGAACTTATAGAGTTCCCGTAATTGGTGATAAATTCAGTTCAAGACACGGGCAGAAAGGAACTATAGGTCTTATTTTACCAGAAGAAAATATGCCTTTCTTAGCGGATGGGACTAAACCTGATATTATTATCAATCCCCACGCTATTCCTTCCAGAATGACTATCGCACAATTAAAAGAAACTTTACTTGGTAAAGTTCTACTTCAACTTGGTGTATTCGGTGATGGAACCAGTTTTGGCGAACAGCCTATTACAAAAATTAGAGATTTAATGTCTAACTTAGGAATGGAAAAAAATGGTAATGAAGTATTATATAATGGAATGACTGGAGAACAAGTCGAAGCAGATGTATTCTTTGGCCCGGTATTTTATCAACGCCTTAAGCATATGGTTAATGATAAAGCACATAGTAGAAGTTTTGGACCTATGGTTGTATTAACAAGACAACCAGCTGAAGGTAGAGCAAGAGATGGTGGGTTGAGATTTGGAGAAATGGAAAGAGATTGTATGATATCACACGGTGCTAGTAGATTTACTAAAGATAGAATTTATCATTCATCTGATACTTTTGAAGTTCATACATGTAAAAGCTGTGGTCTTATTGCTGTATTTAATCCGGAAAAGAAGATCCATGTGTGTAAAACATGTAATAATAGAACTAGGTTTAATAGAATTCAACTTCCATATGCTTGTAAATTATTGTTTCAAGAGTTAATTACAATGAATATTGCTCCCAGAATTATCGCTAAGTAATTGATAAAATTGAATAATAAATTTTTTTTGAATTATAAATAAAAACAATGATATTATTTACAATTCAAGAACTTCACAAAGGAGTTATTGTTAAAAGACCTTCGGCACATATTAAAACTCCATATGTTGCTGACGTAACTATTCAAGATATAGAATTTCTAGCACATACACCATCTCTAGGATGTTGTGGTCTAGCAGATAAAGGCGCTCAAGTATTAATGGAAAAGACAGAAAAAACAAAGACTAATTTTAGAGTTCAGTTGGCTATATTTGATGAAAAAGAAAAAAATAATATTCAATATATAGGTATTAATCCAAAACTTAGTGAAACATTAGTAAAAAATGCTTTATTAAATAATTGTTTTCATAATTTAAAATATATCAAAAAATTAGGACGTGAAAAGAAAATTTTAAATTCGCGTTTTGATTTTATAGGCGTTGATAAAGATGATAGGTCATTTATACTAGAAGTAAAGGCTGTTCCATTAGCAGATTACGATGATATTTATGCGAAGGAAAGAAAGAAAAAAAATTACACTAATAGAGAATATGATACTAAAATATCATATTTTCCAGATGGTTATAGAAAGAAGTTGAAAGATACTGTTAGTCCAAGAGCTTTAAAACACGTCCAAGAATTAGAGCAAATAAAACATAAAGAACCAAATATGAGATGTATATTATGTTTTGTTATACAACGAACAGATGTAAAACAATTTCAACCTTCATTAATTGATCCAATTTATAGAAAAGCAGTTCAAAAGGCATGGATAAATGGAGTAGAAATATTCACACTTCAAGTTAGTTGGACTGTAGATGGAATCGCAACATTTTACTCTTCAAAATTACCTATTTGTCTATTTGAAACTTGTGGACCCAGAAAAAAATTTTGTAATATTCATAATTAAACTATTCCATATTTATCCTTAAATCCTTGAATCAACTCCAATGGAATATAATTGAAATCAATTATTTTTCTATTTAATTCGTATTTTTCTTTTGAACCTTCCGTTGTTTCTAATTTTTCCTTAAATAACTCTCTATCGTCGAAATATTTACAAGCTGTTTTAGGTCCACACTTTTTAAATACACCAGTTATATTATCGCTCTTATCTCCCGTAAGTATCTTAACAAATAAATCCTTTTCAGCATTATTAAAACTAGATTTGCGTTCTGTAAGCTTTCTATATTTTAAATCGTATAATTCGACATTTTCACGCGCTAGTTGTAAATAATCCATATCACTAGTTATAATTTTTACATTAGCATTAGGATATTTCTTTACTATGTCTTTTGTTAAAATAGCAGCACAATCATCTGCTTCTAATTCTGGATATTTAAACATCATGTTAGCACCGCCTTTAATAAACAATTCTTCTTTATAAGCCAATTTAAAGAAAGGACCTCCCATAAAGCTATCGTCATATACTCTGTTAGCTTTATAAGAAGGCATGTGTTTCATACGCCATATTGTTTTACGAGGACAATCTCTACAAGCTAAAACAATAGCATTTTTCATTTTCAACTTTTTAGGTATTTCCTTCATTTTACTAATAAAGGTGGACCTAAATTTTTCTACAAATGTTTCATTTTTAAAAGGGTCATCCATTTCTTCATCTTTCTTTGCTAACTTGAACCAGCTTAGTAGTGCGTAATAACGAAAGAAGACAAAATAACTTCCGTCAATAATTATGAAGTTTGGATTTTCCATAGTTTATAAGTAAATAATATAAATATAATTTTAAATCAATTTTATATAATGGGTCACGGTTGTCCTTTTAAGAAATCTACTGCTAAGATGCGGTGGAAGTGGAAGAAAAAACGAACAAGAAGATTACAACGAAAAAGAAGAAAAATGAGGGCGCGTGCGAAATAATTTAGTCATAATCATCATAATCTCCCTCATAACAAACTCTACCAAATAATAATACACAAAATCCTAATCCTAAAAAGAAAATAAATAAACTCGTTATTGCGACCATGTACTTTAATCTATTAATTAGTATTTAATTTTGTTTAGTTAATATATATGAGTAGTTTAACAATAAGAACTACAGAAGATAGAGATTATATAGATAAATTAAATGCTGGTGTGGGTACAAGAGACGAAAAAACGGCTCACGCCGAATTAAGTAATGCTGAAAATAATAAAGCGAAAGGGCAAAGGGTGGCGGAACGGTTGCGTAAAAAAAGAGCCGCAAAAGTAGCAGCAAAAAAAGCAGCAGAAGAAAAAGAAGAAGCAGCAAAAGCAGAAGCAGCAAAAGTAGAAGCAGGAAAAAAAACAGCAAAAAATCGGAAAAAAAAATTGCGCAAGAAAAAGGCAAAGGCGAAGGCAAAGGCAGAAGCAGCAAAAGCAGAAGCAGCAAAAGCAGAAGCAGCAAAAGCAAAAGCAGAAGCAGCAAAAGCAGAAGCAGCAAAAGCAGAAGCAGCAAAAGCAAAAGCAGAAGCCGAAGAAGACGAGCTATTAAGTAATATATTTAAAGATGCC